TATTGATGAGCTCAACGAGTTGCATGTCGGTGGGTGATTCTATGGATTTGGACGACTTTAGGTTTGAGGATTCCAATTGATCTAAGCCACGTCTTTAGTGTCTTCATTTTTGTCTCTTTTCAGCTCATTCTCGACGAGTGTTTTAAGTACTTGGTGAAGGGTCTCAGAGATGTTGATTCCTAGGGTCTTGGCCATGTTAACTAGCTGTTTATCAGTTCTAATTACAAGCATGTGATCTTTAGACTTTTTATGTTTCTTAATGATTTCCATAACTTATACCAGTATATCATCTTTTTAGTTGACTGTCAATCATACATGATATACAATTAGATATATGGATTGATAAACAATCCGAGGGGGAACGTAAAATATGAAACTAACTAACTTGGTAATCCTAGCAACTTTGGTAACTCTAACAGCCTGCGGGGATGTAAACATCAACGGCAACAAGGCAGTCATAGGCGGCAAAAAGGGTGAGACTGGTAGCCCTGTAGAGCTAATGGCTGGCCCATGTGGCCTTTGGGAGATCGTACACTACTACAATGGCGCAACCTTCTCAGGACGCTGTGAGATGATCATAGAAGCTGGCACTACCATTCAAGTTAAAGACCCTACAAACAACGATGAACTAGTAGATACTCTCTTAACTGAAGATAAGGTTATGCAAATTGGCGAATACGAGTACCCATACCTAGACGATGACTTCTACATGTCTCAAGGAGTCTATTTTGAGAACGTCATCGGAGAAGACTCCGAATACTGTGACATCCAACTCTACGACTCAAAACTAACAATGGATTGCGGTACCTTCTACTTTGAAACCTCAGTATTGGAGTAAAAAATGAAATACTTAAGCACACAAGAAAACGAATTAATAACAGACCTCATTAAACGTGGATTTAGCGATACCGCAGAGACCATAGACAGATTAGCTAAATTATCTGAGATAGCTAAACAGCTACTTAAAGCTCAAAAGTGGTCAAACGAAGTTGAAGCTGAGCTTAAAACTCATATTAAAGACAGCTAATGTGAACTTAATTTCACACTGTTTTAATCGACAACTAATCCCTTATTTACGATATTCATAAATGTCGAAGTCCATCCCCTCAAATGTTGTACTAGACGCTTTAATGTCCTCACTCTAACTGCTCAAATCTAGATTGATTTTACGGAGAAGCAGTTGGGAGTGAGGCGTTTTTTTTCTGATTAAAATAACCAGTACTTAGGCTTTTCAATTGCCGATGGGTTCGTGGCTTTGTTTATCACATGGCTCTTATATTCATTTTCACCTTTACCCCATAATCTAAAATCTCGATCATAAAATCTTTGAGTGGCTGGCCAGTAGTCGGTGTTGTTACTTCTAAGATGAGGGGTCTCCTTGCTTGCTTCAAAGATGATAATATCTAACCCTAAATTTTTTAGATCAAGAATAATTTGTTGAGCTCTTTCCCACTTTGTCTTTTGAAACTCTCTAATTAATCTTTTTGGAACGGGTGGTTTTTCACTAGTCAGCATTTTTAACGCGCCAACGATATTTGTTTGTTTCTAAGCATAAAAATCACATAACTTACTCTTAACGCTATGTATATTTAAAAAAGAAAAACCCCTAAGTGATAATTTAAATCACCTAAGGGTTAGTTTAGAGTTAATTTTGCTTAGAAACAACTCCGAGTTGCAGGGTAAAACAATACCTTGCACTCGGAGTTGTTTCAAGTGGAAAGTTTTTTGTTACCTAGTGCTGACTTCCTCTTTCCTTAAATAAAAAAAGTCCTGGGTTTAATGCATATGGATCTAACTTATTTGAGGGTACAGCTAGGCACTCTAGGAACTAACGGCCGAGACCACGAATACTTTAAGTTCATATTTTAGACATGTCTTTGCAAGCTTAAGTGTGAGCTAAGTTGTATGGGAATAAAAGCGGTGCCAAAGCCCGCCTGACAGACCCACGGGGTTCCTTGGAGTGTCTCCTCCTCGCAATTACTTGGTTTACTCACTGCCAGCATAATTACCTGCTGGAACTACGACATCCGCTTAAGCAAGCAATCACCCATCTAGATCAGAGCCTCCCTGCCAGGAGTTACCAAGAAAAGGGTTAGCCGAGATGTATCTAAAATATAAAGTAATCAAACTAATCAAATAAGGCCGCTCTTTTTAGTTTATTTATCCGTAAATTTGTTTTAAAGACAACCCTGCTTAGAAACGACACACATCAAATTAGCTTTTTCATTAAATAAGTCGTTTAAACCATAAAAGGAACTTGCATGGATAAACACTCGCTTATTCAAATCACTCAAACACTCTCAAACCTTGAGCGCGCTATCGTTGAAAATAACGGTGAACTAACCCCCGAACTAGAAGCTGCCATCTCCATTGAATCTATCTCTAAAGAAAAGAAGATCGATGCTTACTTCTCAATCATGGAACGATGTAAATCTATCGAAACTGAATTGAACGCTAAAATTACCATCCTAGACAACATGGTTAATAACGTTAAAGCCATTCAGAATCGCCTTAAATCAAACATCAAAGAAGCAATGGCAATCACTGGCACCACTGAACTACAAGGCGAAATAATACGCTTTAAACTCTCCCCAGGCGGTACCAAGCTCGTGATCACCAACGAGGATCACATACCTGTATCGTATTACAATGAGCGCGTAGTCCTTGATCTAGATAAGCCAAAACTTAAAGCTGATTTAGAATCAGGTGCATCCGTAGATGGCTGCACACTAGAAAAATTTAACTCGCTCAGAACTTACCCCGCCATTAACTCAAAGAAATTAGGAGAATAAATGAAAACATCTGAATCACTTAAAAACATAGCTACAGCCATGAACCTTGCACAATCACAAATAAAGGGCGCAGTTAAGGATAGCTCTAACCCATTCTTTAAATCCTCATACGCAGACCTTGAATCCGTAATGGCAGCCCTTCGAGAACCATGCTCTAAAAACGGACTGAGCTATACACAAATGACAGACTTCATTAACACCGGCACCACTTCTCAACTCTGTGTCGTAACTAGAATCATGCACACCAGTGGTGAATGGCTTGAGGGCTACTTCCCCATAGTCCCCGGTAAACCAAATGACCCACAAGCCCTAGGCTCAGCAACAAGCTACGCTCGCCGCTTCTCCCTCTCAGCTGCCTTCGGAGTATTCCAAATCGATGACGATGGGGAGAAGACTCAAACACGTACAAACAATTATCCATCAAGAACCGCAGCCCCAATGCCAGCCAAACAAGTTCCAACAAGAAATGTAAACGCACCAACACAAACCAAGAACTTCGCTGACCAAGATATTCCCTTCTAGGATAAATTTATGGATGAAGAATTATTAAACCGTGAAAAAGAAATGTCTCGCCGAGAAAAACAATTAAAAGTTAAAGAACGTGAATTACACGAACTACAGCGAATAATTGAAGCAGGCGAAGTATCAAAGGACGCCAAGGCTGTAGCTACTTACTTTAGAAAATCTGTAACCCATTCTCTATCCAATCAGAGTAAACAAATAGAGGATTATCATAATCAGGCAAATAATTTTCAAAACAACCTATTAACAGCCATTCAGAAAAGTGGCTTTTTTATGCAAAATACCAAGGCCTTAAAAGACAAGTGGATGGCCGCATGCAAACAACTAAAATGCGATCCAAACGAAAAAGTAGCATGGGCGCTCGGATATCTTTATTTCTACGAATTTGTATTATGTCGAATGGATCAATCCCCAGACATAAGATTCTACGATCCCTCAATAAGTCAAACGAACTCGTACTTAAGAGATGTAATTGAAAAAACAAGATGAAGCTGAAAGTAAAAGCCGAAAAACTCGCACATAAAAGATTTGAAGAAGCTCTAAGCGCTATGCGCCTATGGCCCGAGTATCAACGAGATATCGCGCACGACTTACTTAAACACATTCAATACCTCATGGAATCTATCGGTAAGCTTGAAGCTGAAATACGCGCCTTTCGTGAGCTAGACTTTCTTGAAGAGAAAAAGCAAATAGAAGAACGTAAAGACATCTATGAGCCAAGCCCTCATCTATCCAAGAGTCTTAAGCCAGTTCAAAAGAGTTACACCACTCGTGGCGAGCGCTTCTATCACATACTTAAAGATAAAACGCATCGTAAATACATGAACCTAAACCCTAGCGTTACACTTGCAGACATGATTCTTATTGCAAACGAGTGGGCTGAGTACGCAGGTCTAGACTTAATCAAAGACGAGTTCTTTAATGAGAGACACTTTTTAAATGGAGACTAAACAATGACAAACAAACTAGACCCAACAAGTGACCCATTTCATGGAGTCCCGGGATTTAATTCCGAAACGCATAGGACAAAAGAAGTTATGAACGAAGAATTATCAACATCCATGGCAAAAGATATCGTTGAACGTTTTTTTAAAGACGCGGGCATTATACAGGACATCGATGCTTTAACGAAGGCTATCGCCGAATCCATTCAAGCAACATTCCTACATGCTAAGACATCTGCACCAAACAGTTTTGCTGACCAGGACATACCTTTTTAAGTTATGAAACTACCTAAAATTACTATCGCAAGATTCTCCCCAGCGGCAAATCGTCGTTTATTCGCCCAAGGGTACAGGCCTCTTTATTGGGTTATTTGGGAATATATAACTAAGCATCGACATTCTTATGAATATTTTAGATCCAAAGATAAACCAGATCTTTGGGCGCACTGTAAATGCATGAATTACACAATGAAAATTAAATAGCATGAAATTTCTTTGCTTAGAGGAGTGGGAAGAATGAGCGAACAAGAATGGGCAAAAAAATGTGCCGATGAGATTATATTAAAAGTGGCAAACAACTACGCAATGATAGAGGACTGTAGCCAATTAGTAATCGAAATCACAGACTCTCTAGAAACAGCTTTTAAACAAATTAGAGAGATTGGAAGACTTGAAACTAACAAAGGCATCAAGTGGCCTGCTGAAATACCAGAAGAAAGAATTATCAACGCAAGAGATGAACGCGGTGATCTTATTATGCACGTTGAATACGAATGGTTAAAACAATTTGTAGAGGCAATAAACAAATGAAAGTCAATATCGAACTAGATCTATCAAACCAAGAGGATAAAATATTTTACGAAGAGATTTATTCTTACGCTGAAGAGAATTATGAAATCGTCTACAGATTAAAAGAGCTCTTACATGAAACCAAGGGACGCGAACTCTCCAAACAAGAACAAGATTTTATTAAAAAAATTGAAGATATTATGCTTGGCGAGCCCTGTTAAATAATACTTTTAAGTATCTCATCACTTAAACGATAACCAAATGGTCGTATCATAATCACGACCTGTTCCTTGTCATAGGAATCAACTACTTTCTCCATTGGTGTACTCACAAAGATTGAATCATCAATCTGCAAAGCATCACTGAGTAAGTCATGCAGTGCCTTTGATCTATTTGAGATATCCAAGTTCTTACAACGACCATCTTGTGTGATGAGTCTTGATTTCTCAAAGCAACAATACATCGCTATCTCTAGAGTAGAGTTCCACTCTCTTATACATCCCCTAGCCTCTAGTAATGATTGCTTGTTTGAAATTACCCAAGCTGCAAATAATTTCTTGTACTCTTTAAATTCCCGAGAGGGAACTCGCATCGGCCTTCCACGCATCATGATTGTTGAGTACTGCCCATTACTGCTTGGCGGTATGGGGATTCCAGTAAAGATAATCTTCGGCTTTATTTCAGACACTCGTTTAAAATCTTACCATAGTCTTCGCTTGGGTGTGCAATGTACCCATCAGCCAAGTGTGGCGGAAGAATCCATTGATGGCTGTTATCTGAGCACTCAAACCCATATCTTTCTGAGGAGTAAATACAGGTCTTAATATTCTCTAAAGCGATACTATTTTTTTTCGGGCATAGACTCGTGCACGCCATTAGCCCACAAAAGACTAATACGCTTAGCAACAGCTTGCCGCTCCTCAACAGTCTTTGCATTGTTCGACCCCTCCAAAATATCATGAACCTCTTTTACAAGTTGCTCAGGCTTCCCATGTGAAACACGCATAATGTAAATCCATACCTCACTGATCGTTTTGATCAGTAGAGGTATGTTCCTAATTATTTGAATAATTAAAGCGAGAGTCATTTACTTATGAGCGGGATTGTATCCCACGGCATCGAGTAATTTAGAGATAACTCCAACAACTTTTCCTAAGAAGGCAGCTGCCTTGTTATCAAGTTGTGTAGCTGTCTTGTCTTGAATGACTTCCAAACCCTTTTGAATCCCTGTTAGTGCAATATTAAAACCTACGACATAAGCTAAAATCTGCATTGCTACTGGCCATTGTTCCATTTTTACCCCCCGGTTAAATGTTGTTAGTTAACTATTGCGGCACACTTTCAAGATACCGCAAAACTTGGTTCGATATAGAGCCATCCTTTTGATACCCACGAATCACCTTAGCCTTCTCCGTGTTGGTCATCTTGGATTTCATGATGGCAGAATTTAACTGAAAGGACATTTCTAATGGCACAACAACTCGGTCTGTGTCCGTATCGTAATCCTGCACAGAGAATACTTGAGCGCCCTTTAGGGCCTTCTCAGGCAAGGATCTTTGTGGCATTCCACCAAACTTAGATAAAACCTCTTGAGCCGCAGGAGCTGCGAACTCACCAACTGGCTTAAGATCAGGAGCACCTTCTGCTCTACGCTTTAAGAAATCTAGAAGCTGTTGAGTCTGAACGTTCTCACTCATGGTAACAAGAGGCTTTTCCATAAACTTACCAAACATTGAGGCCTCAGCTGTCTTTGAGGTGTTCAAAACACTAGAGCCAATCGACTCACCTAGAGAGACAATTTCATTAATGTCTTGAATCTCTGAGGCATCAAACAATTCTTTCAATACGCGTTGGGTCTTGCCATCGTTTGCAATGTTAGATCTCAGCCTAGCAAAGGAGAAAGTATCATCGGGGCCTACAACTTTTAGATTCTCAATGAAGGAAGCTTTTAGACGCTTTAATGCTGCCTCTCCACCCGATCCAGGCTGGCTCATGAGCACGTTCTTCAATGCGCGAAGCTTGTTGGTATCACCTGATTCTACAATCTGTTTAAAGACTGTCTCAGGAGCTTTATTAACGTTCTCAATTAATCCCTCAATCTTACCCGCCTCATTAAACCATTCGGTCATTGCCTTATTGTTTTTAACAAGTTTTGCAGCTACATCTTTACCAACTGACTCTTCAACCGTCTTAACGAGGGCTTCACGTGCGCCAGTGTACATCTTTCTGTAAGCCTTTAAATCAGGGGGTATGTCCGAGAGTCCCCGAGGAGAATACTCAAAGGCGCTCCCAAGCTCTGACAATGAGTCTACTATGTCCCCATAGCGTCCGGTTTCTGCCTGCTTCAATATCCCCCGTCCAACCTCAGCCACTTGCTTGGCCTGACTGCGAGCACCTGCACTTAAAGCAGCATTCTTCATCGTCGCCTGAGCCTGATCCAAAATAGGCTTCATATTCTTTTTCAAAACATCAATAGACGCCTCAGTCATTGCAAGATCAGGATTTGCCTTTGCAATACTCTTGTAACTCGTATCAATAGAATCAAAGAACTTTCTTTGCGTACTATTAAATCCCTCTCGTAAAACATCTCCAGCATCAGCGGGAGTTAATGGAGGTACGCCATCACCAATTTGCACAAGCTTTGTATCAAAGGCCTCTTTAACGGCATCGTTTGCTACCTTGTATTGATCAAATATTTTCTCTCCACCGGGCCTTTGTGAGAGTGTTTTCTCTAATCTCGTAATGCTGGACTCCGGTCCATACTTTACGCTTGATGGTAAAATATTAGGATCGATTCCATGCTTAGTCGCAGTTGCAACTGCATCTTTATAAGTCGTAGCAATTTTAGGATTTATAAATGTTTTAATAGCCTCTTGAGTATTTTTAACTGCCGAAGTTCCGGATTTAAAAAGCCCAGAGACAACCTCAGGAACCAGTGGCTTAACAACGGCCTTTGCGACATCAGCCGCAACGCCTGCAGTTTTGACTGCACCCTTACCAACACCCTTTGCAATTGTTCCAAGTGGAATAAAGTTAGTTGGATCAGCTGCAACATCTAAACCAAAACCTGCGACACCCGAGGCTGTAGGATCTAGCATTCCACCTTTTTGAAGTTGAATCCCCTCTCCTGTTTCATTGTAGAGAGACGGCAATAACTCTGACAATGCAGCGTCGGAGACACCGGCCTTTCGAGCTAACTCTTGACCAGTGGGAGCAAGTCTAGGATCTTCTCCAAATTGTGAAATGGCAGCCTTAGCTGCCCCAGGTATCGCAGTGAAATCCTCTTGTAAAACGCCAATAGCTTTTCTTGCAGGCGCGCCAGTGTATGTATCAATAAACTTTCCAGCAGCACTAAGCCCCTCAAGAGTTGCCATACCAGCTTTTTTTAATAAACCAGGCTCTTCTTTCTCAAGATAAAGATCAGGATCAAACCCGCTAACTTCATCAACGGGCTCTACCTTTTTTGTCTTATTAGCTAAGTAAGCATCAGGATTAAAATCAGCCATCACTTACCTCGCTATGCTTCGTGTTTTTAACTTTTCCATTATAAGCGCAGCTCTAGGATCTTTAGGATTTGCGCTTGCCCAATCTAGAGCCGCAATATCTTCTGCGCTCTGAGCGGGCATCGCTTGTGCCGCTTTCTGTGTCTCAAACCCACCGAAGACAACATCTTGAGGGTTCAATCCAAACTTCTCAGCCTGAGCCATAAAGCCCTTATCTAAAACTGATTGTTGTTTTAATTGCGCCTTATAAAGATTTTGCGCCTGATTAACAAAGTCGCCTCTTTGCGCTGGAGTTAATCTTTCACCCTTTAAGGCATTATTGTACGCGGCCATTACTTTATCGGAAACACCACCAGCATTTTGAGCGTTTGCAAACTCACCTTCACGAACAGTCGATCCAGGATCAAGAACTTTCATGTAAGAGAAGATCAAGGACAAATCACCTGCGGCACTAGGATCTTCCGCAGCGTTTTGTATCTTTTGAATTGCTCCAGCTGTTTCACGAGTCGCCTTTGTTACAGGATTAGACTCGTATTCTTTTCTCAAATTCTGAACATTAGAGAATTCCATTTCCTTAGCCTTAGCTCCGGTTTCCATTCCCTTTAATTCTTTTTGAAAAGCACGCTCGTCATCTTTTTCAAACTTCTTAGCCTTTGCAGCTGCTTTTGATTTTTCATCTTCAGCCCACTGTGAACCAATGGTTGTTGCAGCTTGTGCCCCAACTTGTCCACCAAGAGCACCGCCCTGAGCGCCACCAACCGCTGCACCGATAATTACTGGAACTGCCGCAGCAAGAGCTAAGAATAATTTATCATTACTAGAGGGAGAATCTTTTTCTGCAATTTCTGCTTGCTTAACCTCGAGAGGTTTAACGGCAGCCTCAGCCTCAACTTTTTTCAAGTTAGCTGGAGTCACATCTTTTGGTTTAATTTCCTGGCCACTCAACTCGGAAAGTTTCGTAGATACTTCTTTTTTAAGTTCTTTTTTTGAAAGACCTTCTGCAAGTTGTGACATGTTAAACTTGGGTTTCTTTTTCTCCAGGGCGTCCATGTCTGCTTGATCTAATCCGAAATCGTCTTCCATGTTACTTCTTCCCTTCAGACGCGTTTGCTATTTGTTTTGCAGTCTCAAGTTGTTTGTCGCCAATCATTCTTGAAGCTACGGCGCCACGCTCTGCGGCCCCAAGGCCCGCTATGCCAAATTGACTTGCAAGCCTTCCAGCTTTCTCTTTTTCGCCTTGGCCAAGGTTGAATTGCGTTCTTCCAAGCTCATCGGACTCAGAAGTTCTTTGCGAACCTTCAAACTTATCAAGAGCACCACGTTTCTCAGCAATGTTTGACAAAAACAACGCCCTCTCTTGATCGGCAAGTTGCGCCTGAGATTGTTGCCCCAAGGCTCCTTGTTGATTTGATGCTAAAGCGCCTCGGACACCGGCTCTGGCTTGTTGTCTGGCAAGATCACGTGATCCGGCTTGTTGCGATTGAACAATGGATTTCATGTTCTGCTCACGCATTGCTTGTTGTTCTTCGGGAGTATATCCACCAAGTTGTTGCTGTCTTCTGGCTAAGATGTCTTGAATGGCAGCTGATCTATTTGCGTCTACACGGCCAAGAGATCCAGATCCAAATTCTTTTTTACCTAGAGCTTCGCCCGCAGCCAAATCTTCTTTTCTAGCGGTACGAGCTGCAATAATTCGCTTTCGCTCTAATGCATCTTCTTCTTTTTGTTTTGTTATTCCGGACACAACCGTTAGTTTTCCCATTTATTTATTCTCCCATTTCATAAACCAAGTAATACATTTTGCCGTCTCTGCAAGTTTTTGCTCGCGTCCACGAGTCACTTTAAACATTAAGTCTGGAGGAGTTTCTTTTTTGGTCTGAAAGATAAGTGTCTTATCCTTAGCTATCTCTGTGACTAGCTTGTGACCTACCCTAGTTCCGTGAAAGGCTGGAATTACATAAAACAGCCGGATTGCCAGGATTCCCTCTACAACTCTATTATAAATTATAAATCCAACTATCTCATTATCGTGCAATGCTACTTTTACTTGAGAGGATTCATCATGCATGTACCAATAAAGCAGTGCCTCTATCTCAGAGACCTCATACTCTTTGCCACCTAGCGTAATCTTTGTAAGATTTGATTTATCCTCGCAGTGAACAAAGAGCCACGCTTGCCACATGACATTTAGAAAGTTCTCTAGATCTCCAACGAGATTTAGATCCCTTATTTGAAAAATCTCACCGTTATAACTGCCTCTTCCGTTGCTGAGGTGTTTTTCAGGTAAAGTCGATCCAGAGTCCAAGGCGTATCTCCCTCACATACATAAATACCCCCGGCATTTTTCCTTAAAATAAGAAAACTACCTGGGATAGTTGTTAACTCGTTTGTGATCTCGAATTCTGTCGAGACTGGAATGGTTATCGTCTTTTGAAATGAATCAAAATTATCTGTAAATGTGAGATTTTGTAGTCCAACACGCAACTCTCTAATTGTTGCTGCCAGCTCGTTTGCTAGAAAGTCGAGAACTTGCGATAGACCACTCGCAGGATTCTTACGAAATTCCTTAAGAGCTGAAAAGTTCATCTCTTGAACTCCGGCCTATAAGGTGTCGAGAATTCTAATTCCCAGCCAGTAACGAATATATTTTCGTGAATCGTCTCATTCTTAAAGCGAGGCCGCACTGAACGTATACGACCTCGAGCCATAGGGTGCATAAAAGCATCTTGAGTAGGATCTGAATAAGCATCATTGCCATACTCCGTGTATCCATAACCTCCACCCGTTACGTCAAGCGTAAAAACGGCGACGTTTGAGTCGGCCTGAAAGTTAATCTCTTGCTCGATAGTTAATGTGAACTGATTGTTTGAGATTAACTCTAAAGCAAATACGCGAATTGCAAGGACATCCTTTAGAACGCTTGGCTCACCTAAGAACTCCCATTGTGGAGAATAATCAAGTGAAACGGCGTCGGTATTATCGGCGTAATCAAAGGCATCTTTTAAATTGTGTCTTCGATACATGATCGATTGAACAGATGAGGTAAAATCAGAGAACCTTCGTTCAATAAAATACGTCTCGTCTTCAATGGCGGTAATTCCGCCAGCTAAGTTCATATTCGACCAAATAAGCCAAGCATCTCGAACTCGATCATAAACAAATGTTCTTGAGAACTCGTTTGGATATCTTAAAGAGCCGGTATCTGTCTCTGTCGGGATATATAAGAAATACTGATCATTCGCGATGTTTGAATACCCAACTGCACGCTTAGTTCTATAGATTTCGTTTTGAGATTTACCGTCATCAATAAACTCAGGATCAAGGCGTGAGGCTTGGTTTGATTCGCTTGGATCAATTGCAGCTCCAATAGGAAATGGTATCTGTCCGCCAGCACTTCCACGTGGACCATTTGGGGTCATCCACACAAGTGTGCCATCCATGTCTTGAATGGTTGCGTGTGCCGTGCATCCTGTGTCTCGCGATCTTGTCTCAACTCGAATCTGTCCAGTAGACAGCTCACCACTTATAACCGTGAACGTGTTCTCACCGTGTACAGTGAATACTTCGTTGTTGGGGGCAATCCCTGTAACAACATCGCCATTTCCGGGCTCAACTAGGATTTGATTTGAATTATTTGGAAAATACTCAGGACCATCAACATCAGACCAATAGACAGTTGTAGGAGATAAAAAATTACCAGCAATAACAAGTAAACCGTTCCACTGAGAAACGTACCGACCCTTGGGGGGTGGGCTTCTATCAGTAACAGGAGGAAGTAATAATTCACCAAGAGCAGAATCCACGTTATTATCAACAAAAGATTGTGTAGCAGTAAAAGAGTTATTTGGTAATTCTACTATGTAATAAAATGCTGTGGGAGTCACCGCAGATGACTTACTTCTCCAAACAGCTATTCTTAAATTATTCGAGATAACGGCATTGTCTGCAACGTTCACATTTGCACCAGCAATTGTTATTGTTGTGGCCGCAACTGCCGTCACTTCACGAGTAACATAGTCAGCGCTTACACCATCAAAGAAATAAGCAGTGTCTCCAACTTTCATCGTGTGAGATCCACCAGACCCGTTATCAACAGTTATAGTTGTGACGCCAGCTTGAAGCCCGTTTACAACTGCACAGTTAGTATTGAATCCAGAGGCAGCTAATACGTTCGGGATTGTTAGAGTGAATTGTTGAGCCGCCGCATCTTGCGCTGTAGAGGTAAACAAATTCCCCTCTATGATATTCCCAGCGCCATCGAGTTGTATGTATTGAATCTTGTGTGTGTAGTTAGATCCCGTGATTGCACCTGCCGCGAGTACTGCACTTAAGGATATTGGAGTTGGCAATCCTGCACGGTAGAAATTCACACCGTCGTATTTCATTAGTTCGTTATAGCCAGTACCAAAGTAAATAACGTTTTGTACTTGTATCGAGCTAACGTTCTCAAAAGAACTGTCATATCGATCAGCGTAATACGTAGACAAAGGATTACTTACTGGAGAATTTACTTGCGTCCAGTACTTAGTAATTCCAACAAAATCATCTGCAACTAAATCAATTTCTCTTATGATCTTTTGGAATGCAGCAGGAACCGTTCCCGATCCTGTGACTGTAGCCGTAAATCCTGCGAGAGCATTTATCTCCGCAGCTAATTCAGTAATTGTTTTCGGTGAGGCCTCGTCAAATCCAACGTCTAAGTCTGAATTTAATACCATCGTAGTTCCCTCTAGAATTTGCATTCTATAAGAATCCACATCCATAAATAAACTCAGAACACAGGTTGTGTTGGCTCCACCATAACTAACCGTGAGAGTGGTCTCCGAGAGCTTAAACAAGTTTTGATCAACGGTGACAACTTCGGGAACTTGTTCCCCAGTCTCTGGATCAACTCTTCTGTAAGTCCACGTACCATAACCGCCACATGAGGAGGCGTGCGCTTGATAGCCTTTTCTTTTTTGTATAGCTCCGCCATCAGTGTATTGAGCGTTGAGCATATCTGATGCGTACTCTGAGGGGCGGATGATATCGCTTGATTTAAGATCAACGCCCTTGTGGTTATAAAATCTTTTTGTGAGTTGCATCTAGCTCACCTATTATCGTCTGTGTCGAGATATTGAGGATCAAGTATTGCGACATAGGAAACATCGTCATCGGGTAGCGAGAAGCTATCAACAATCTCCATTTCTTGTTCTTTAATTTCTTGATTTATTTCCTGACTAGTTTGATTTGAATCTCGTTTTTCTAATTTCCAAACCATAAAGTCCACAAGATATCTCTCAGCAACTTCAGGCAAACTAGAATGGGTAGTAGAGTATGATCCCAAGCAAACATAAGATCCACTAGGGATTGTCTCGCCAGTTTGATAAGAGAATCCAGCGCTAACAGTAACCAAACCCGTAGTTGTGTTGACATCGTCTACAGGAATCCCCTCCATAAGAATGTTACCATCCTTATCGACGATTGTTATGTACGCCTCTTCTCTAATTTCCTGGTCATCAATGGATTGCGTTGTATCTAGAGTTAAAGAGGTAATTGTTTTTGTTGTCCCATCTAACACAGCAGCGCTAACAACAGCGCGACGTAAATCAAGACGAGGGAGAGCAAGTTGCGTAATGACACGAAATGACCCTCCAGACTGCGGTGCAGGCTGAACTAAAAACTTTGTACTAAAACGAATGTAGAATGCAGGATTCCCTGATGGTCCGTTCACACGCTCATGAAGATTTCCTTTTTTCAAAGGATAATAATTTACTGCTTGTCCAGTGATTGAATACTCAACCATTTGAACTCGTGTGCCAAGAAATGTCTTAGCTGGGATTGAGTACTCCTCTTGATTTGTTACTGCAGAGATTATCGTCTCTCTCTGAAACAAATCAGGATGAGCTTGTTGAATTAGAGAAGTGATACGCGTTTGCGCAGAATTTGCCCAACGAAGGAATTCAGAATCTTTTATTCCAGCGTCGTCGGTGAACTGAAGATTATCAGTCTCAGTTCTTGCTTCTTTAATAAGCAAATCAATTCTACGCATGACTCAACTATTCCCCGTTTTTCTTTTTCATCATAGCTATGATCAAGGCTTTTTTAGGACCTTTCATATCTTTTGGCTCAGACTCTTGGCTCTCATCAGACATTTCATCATCCATAACGTCAGCGTCGTCATCCATTTCAGCCATTCCAAGTTTTTCTTTAACTTGTTCCATAGCTTCGCCAAGTCCAATGCCCATCTCATCAGCAACTGCTTTAATATCAGATGCGACTTGATCTAATTTCCCAGCTTTTGTTTCAGGCATTTCTTTATCGCCCTTGCCGTACATTTCTTTCATAATTTCTTGCATCATATTTATTCCCCTATCTTAAAATGTTTTGATAACTTTGCATCAACTGAGCAAAGGCATTTTGTTGACCTTGTGCCATGTTTTGAGCTGCTTGTGCCTGAGTTGCAAATCCTTGGTTAACTCCAGCTTGCAACGCTTCTTCTTTTCTTTGCTTCTTTGCGGCCGCTTGTCCAAAAAGTCCGCCTATTAATTGAGCTGCTCCGGCCACTGCTGCCGCTGCCACTACTGGTGCCATAACAAATCCTCCTTTATGCAAACCCTACTTGCCAATCAGCAAAGTAGTTTGTTCCGTCATAATATAAATCAACGATATCTATTGCACCGTTGGTTGTTGAAAGAATTGCAGCCTGGCCTTGAGGCCATTTAACAGATGCAGGCCAAACAATGTTTCTTGCCGTTGCACCTTGAATTAAAAATAATTTATATGATCCACCCGAGATTGGATTTGTAATCGTTAGAGTTACATCTCCTGTAGCTGAGCCAAGATTTATCTTTTGAATGTTCCCATCGTTACAACTTACTGTCTGTGTAGTCCCGGCGGGAGTTAATGTTGTAGCAAACTGTGTGAATCCAATGTTTGCAAAAAGTTTTGCACTTGTTATCGAACCATCTGAGATAGATGCAGTTCCAAGCTGAGCGCCGTTTCCTGAACCTGTATGATCGTGTGAGCTGATCTTAGTCCACGTCGTGTTCTTTAGGGTTGTGCCCCAATTTGTGGTTCCGTTGGTGGGAATAGTTAATGTTAGTCCAAGGCTTAATGTAGTGAATGCCATCTAGATTATCCCCTCCCGTCTTAGGTTCTCATGATCCAGCGCCAAGTAAACTTGCTTTATTCTGAGCAATTCTGAGGTATCCGTCAATGCGTGCGCTCCAGGTCTTACGCAAAGCCATCTTGATCCCTTAAGCTCATCAGCTTTATAGGATCCAACTAAAAGTCTTGTATCAAGGTGTAAACCACCTGTCTTTTTTCCATTATAGACCCAGTCTCTGTAAATTCCGATTCCCCCGAAGTTGAATCTTTCTGACAGTAGATAAAGGTCGAAGAGGGAGCCCGTATATTCTGGAGCAATCACGTCTACCGCCCTCCCCACACCATGTTGTGCCGGGTCCCCCGGACGATAACCGCTAGTCACAATAAGCGGACTCCCTATGGCATCTCTAAACTCATCTAGATAAAGCAGCAAAAAGGAATCCATTTTATCTGGATTCCCCCATTTATCGATCTTGGAGTCTTTCTTGAAGTATTTTAATTCACTCCAGCTCTTAATCATTTCTCATTCTCCATGGCCCTAAGTTTTGCACCAACGTAGTTTAAATCTTTCTGTATCTCGGGTATTGAGCTAACCTTGTCTAATAAATGCTTAAGCTCAACTTCCGCTCGCTGAAACGCTACTCTCAACTCAACTATCGCATTAGTGTTATCTTTAAGGGCGTCCCGTATTTCTTTTTCGGTATTCTCTTTCTTTTGCTTGATAAGATCCCAACCCTCTTTCAAAAGAAATGCCGCGCCGAATCCAATGAGTCCCGTAATAATCTCGAGATTCATCAAAAGCCCCACTCATCTTTAGTGATTTGAGCTGCCATCTTTACTGATGGGTAGTTCTCACCAAAGTAGGGCTGGAGCATCTTAGAAAGAGATCCGAAGTTTAGAGCTTTAAAAATTTTCCATGTCTCACTAACAACGACGATAGGAAGGCGTATCCACCAATGAGATATTTGCGCCTTGTTCATTGCGTACAATCTTAGCCATGCAAGATTAGATTTTCCTGAATCATCAACAAAAGCGTTTGCCAGTAGTCCACCAAGTAACCAAATAAAGTTTAGTATCTCAGGAGTTTTTCCAGCACAGATTGAATAGTAGGCAATGTCTCCACCCTGTCTTTGAGCTTTCACATCCCACTTACCGGGCTCTACGTTGTTAAAGTTCCAAGCGTTTAATCCACCATAGGAAAGTATTTCATTTGTGAATGAGAAGCCGTACATCGTTGATAGAGCAACGATAGCTACGTAGTTATCGTGTCGCTCAGGCTTTCTTAATGATTCCTTTGTGCCAATAGGAATGCGATCAAACAAACCCCTATGAGGAAGCCTAACCAATCTTTCGATGGTGGTTCCAACGTCTGCAAACTTCGATCTAGTTTCCAGGTCAAGACCAGCAATCCTAGAAACAACGATAAAATAAGCAAGAAAAAGTATTCCGTTGTCATTATTCACTGATCTAAAGCCTAGGCCATCAAATGTCTCACCTAATTGGTCGTCCCCAGATAGCTTGGCTAAACCATTCTCTGCTACCCAGATATTCCAAAAGTTGATCCAGATGGCCTCTTTCATTATCCAATTCTCTTGATATTAATTATCGTATATCGACTTGCATCCGAGTAGGCATCAATCGCGCCGCCCGTATCTTGTCTAACAACAACATCGAGTGTGTCCCCAGCCACGCATCTAAATGAACCATAAACATAAGTGCTAAATGAAGCGCCTGCTAAGCCAGGTATCTGAGTCGTTGTTACGATCGATGAGTTCTTTCTAACCTTCATCGCACGAGTGCCAGTTCCACTTGCACCCCAATGAGTTGCACCCATGACTTCATAGATACCGGCCGCAGGGCAAGTAAACACACCAGTAGATGAGTTATATGCGCCGTGTGTGTCGTGGTCCTCTAGGTTACCAATAAGAATTGTATCTGTGGTATTTGGAATACTTTGGACGGAGGTTCTATACGCAGCCGAGCTAATTAACTCTGTTGCCGCAATCTGCGAAGGCCCTGAGGTGCGCTCGATAGTTACATAGTTGTAAGTTGCATCCGTAAATAAAGCTAAAGATGCTCCGGAGTTTTGGAATATTTTTATTTGAATGGTATCGCCTGCGTTGGCTTGAACAACATCTGATCCAACGGATGGGACAAAAGTAGTATGAGCCGCCTGTTGCACGTTGTTTTGCAAATAAGAATACAATGTACCATTTTTAAACACACTAAGTTGTGCTGTTTCGCCAGATGCCCAGCCTCCACCGCTATTAAATAAAACGGAAGCATTAATATTATAGTATCCCGCGACTGGGCATCTATATGACCAAGAAGCGCCAGTTGTAATTGCTCCGTGCGAGTCATAATTAACAGTGCCAAAATTAACTATGGTGTCTGTAGCATTAGGTATGCTTTGACCGGCGGCCGTGGAAGCCCTTGCTGTAGTAACCCGCGTATCAGCATCTTGTCCTAATGTTGCTGTTGCTCCCCAACCCACGATCGGGACCATGGCAAATATTTCAACTGTATCTGTGTTGCCAAATGTAAACGGAATAACGTTAGATACAGTATTTCCAGTAGCTCCAGCGCCTTCGTTTATATACCTCGGACGCAATTCAGTGGCCGATGCTCCGTATGTACAATAAAGCATGTACTGCTGTGTGCCTGTATCAAAGGCAGTTCCATAACCAAGGTTTTCAGCTTGTGCCGCAGTCTCAATTTTATTTGTATCAATTGAATAACCAGAGGGCATGTTAAAAGAGAGTGAAGCAGCGTTTGGAGCTCCGGAACAGGTCACTAGGGCTCGTAGTTCCATACTATCGCCGACACGTCTCCATTTTCCAGAGTACGTAACGTTAGTATTCCATCCTCCAGTTGGCGTGAAAGAAACCCATTCAGTAGTAATGGCGCCAGCAACGTTTTTGCTAGGTCCTACTATGAAATTATCCATTTTAACTGTGTACGCACTTGCGCTTGTTGTCGCACAGTGAAGGATTAATCTGTATCCAGTAGCGTCTGAGTCCGCTTGGAATTCTCCGCGATAAGAATATTTTACTCCGGACACACCGCCGTCAAGCTTAATGACAGACGGCTCAATAAGTCGTCCAGTCGCAGTAGTACGATAGACGTAAACAATAAGGTCAGAATCAGCAGAAGAAGAACCACCTGAGTAAGTACCCGATGCAATCTCATAGTCGAAACTAATTTGCAGTACTCGAGCCTGATCAGCTGAATCAATCGTAAGATCATAACTAACGCCCTCACCTTGTCTGTTAGCTGCGTCTTTTGTGAACAAGAAACTTGCTATGCCTCTAAGAGGTGAGCTTGTAACTCGTGTCCATGTGACAGTGGGCGATCCACCCGTTCCGTCTACAGGACGCGAAGCAGCCGCATCAGCATAAGTAGCCCAGCCAACTGTATTAGCCTCAGCGTCAGGATTATCAACGTAGTTAATTCCACCTGCGCCTCCAGTACCAACGATTTCCCAGTTTGTAGAACTACCGTCGTCTAATTTTTTATAGAGTTCACCGTTAGATGTATTTAAAAGAAGTGATCCCTTTAAAGCGTCAACAGCTACAGAGGTTGGATCAGTTGTTGAACTGATAACGTCTGCGCCACCGTTAAGTGACAAGATGTCTTTAAGTGTTTTTACTTTTGTTCCTGCGAAAATTGATGCTGGCATTTAAGTGACCCTCCTTAGAGTCAGTTCATCTATCCGATGAAGTTAATTGCTACGATACCGCTAGATATCGCTGCGTTTTGCATATTACGAAGTCCAAGCACCGTGGCCGCAGGAATCGATAATTCTATTGTTTGATCAGAGCCAGGTCCGAACACTGCAAGTAATACAGGAGTTCCGGCTGGGTCCGAATAAAGACCAATGAAAGCTCCAGTCGTGTCTAGGAATTGAACTTTCTTTGCTGCAGATGCAAGACTTGCAACAATTGTTACAGGAGTTGATGCACTAGCAGGGATATTTGTAGAAGACGTATCCAATATTGGAGTTGTGTCTATGAAATCGATTACAGTCGAAGTGTTAACGTTAACTGCGCCAATTGTGTTAGTGCCTGCTGGTATTGCGGGAAGTGATAGTACATCAACATCACCAATATTATTTGTACCAGCTGGTAAGCTTGCGACGATATCAACTTGAAGCTCAGAGCCAGAAACAGTGCCAGCAAGTGATGAGGTATCAGCGTCGATAGTTGTTAGTATTGCCTCACTAGAAGTTTGCAGCGCAGATGTTGCAGCTCCAGTGGGCAATGCACTTGATATGACATCCACATCACCGATATTATTTGTACCGGCTGGCAAGGATGCAACGATGTCGACTTGTAACTCGGATCCTGAAACGGTTCCAGCTAAAGAAGATGTGTCGGCGTCTATCGTTGTTAAGATCGCCTCACTCGAGGTTTGTAGCGCCGAAGTCGCTGCACCAGTAGGTAGAGCGCTAGATATAACGTCCACATCACCAATGTTATTAGTTCCCGCAGGAAGTGCAGCCGTGACCGCAACTTCCATTTGGTTTGAGGCTGTGATTGATACGAGTTCAGTGCCATCTCCGATCCTAGTTGAATCATAATTCACTCCCGCGTGTGAGAGATGAACGTTCAAATCACCGGCTGTGATATTTATATCACCCGTTGCTCCAGTAAGTTTAACTGGCAATGGAGCATTGTTTGATGGAGTAACTGTGTCTTCTCTAACCTCAGTATCAACGCCATCTAAGACAAACAATAATGGGCTCGGCGTTACAGAGACGGCAAGGGCTCCACCTGAATCAACGACTGGATACTTGGGTCTTAAGATTTGAAATGTAACTGTCGCAGCGGGGGCACTTGGTAGGTCCTCTGCAATCTCGATTGTATTAGCAGTAACTTCCCACACTTTAACTTCGGTATTTGCAAGAGCGCCGGAGGTAAATCGAATCACGTCTCCCTTGCGAGCTGCATGTGCTGTGGCATTGATTATTTCGACTGTAGAGCTTGCCTCTACTGCATCGGTGCCAACCTCGTAAACGTACATGTGAGCATTAACGGATAAACCGTTTTGCTCTGCACGAATGGGTTCAATTGTTGCGAATTCCGCTGATAAGCGTTCTAATTTAGTCTGTGAGCTATAGCCTTTTGAAGACATATGCGCTCCTCCCTCTACTGTTGTGAGATCTTTGTGAGCTTTAGTTTATTGTATCGGTAAATAAACTTATTACAATTAATCTTGGTTTAATATAGTTAGACGCGCTAGGTCTTAGGAACTTTTGCTATCAATTCAGCTAGCACCTTTAGTGCTAGCTGAATCTGTGCATGTTGTGCGCGCGATAAACTAATCTGAGATGTGACTTGATCGAGTAATTGAAGTGCCTGTTCTGGAGTCATGGTTGTTTTATCTCTCCCACTAATTTAATAGCTTGCAACAATAGAAATGTTGGTTGTGGAACTGTTTTATGTAGCTCGAGTATCGCTAAAGCTTGAACTTTTGTCATTATTACCATTTAAACTTTTCCTTTCAATTAATGTAAATCAACCCAAGACCCGCCAGCATAAACTTGAAGCTTATCTGTAGTTGAATTGTAGACCTGCATGCCATTTACAGCAGTCAAGGCGTTGCGCTCAGATGTAGTCATGCGAGCGTTCATAAATGTCTTCGTGGTTGATTTAATTTCTAGTCCAATGCTGGAATTGGTAACTGTGTCGTCACTTACAGGAGTTCCGCCAATTAACAAAGTTCCATTGAAATAGTTATTCTTTCCAGGCCTATCATAAAATCCGAAAGTCTTAGTGCCTGGGTCTCCAAAAGGTAAATCAAATAGGTATCCGTACAAATTATTAACCGTTGTAACACCGTTTGGAATTGCTACAGCTCTACAAAGACCAATCTCATCTGCAGTTCCGCCAGTTGAAGCGGCGTCTAAGCTTAGAGCAAACAATGCTCCATAGACTCTATCGACAGTTGATCCAGTCTGCATCCCTAGCACGGCTGGCAAACCAAGAGCTGCGATTCCGATAAATGCAGTCGACACAGATGAGTTTGTTCCTATGCTAATCAAGGCTGCGGTGTTGACTGCGATAGTGTCAGCCGATGTTAGAGTGATGTTATCACCAACGGTTGGTTGACTTATCAGAGAGTGAACGCTTGCTGGAGTTCCACCCCCATCGACCATTGCTTGTGATGCAAAGGCACTCAGTTTTCCAATTGATAAAGCTCCAGCAAAAGAGAGTGATCCCGTTATTTCAACATCACCATCTAGATACGCGGCTAACACTCGGCCAGCATCGATGCCGCCTGCAAAGCTATCTGGACCATCAGCCACTTGAGCATTGGACGCCGTTCCAGTGATCGTTGTAGTTATGGCACCAACAAATGATGGCGCGGCATCACATGCGGCCTTAACTTGCGTCGCAGTTGATACTCCATTTTCGATTTGTATTGTTACGGCGTTTCCTAAAATAGTAACAACTTCTGATCCAGCTGTAGCGCCAGTTGTAAATTCCATTGTGTATACATTGTTGAATGAACCTGGCGCATTGAATTCAAATGTCAGATCTTGGATGGTTACAGAAGCGTTCACTCCAGCATAGGGAGTTACGCCATCCATTGTGATATTAAGTCCAGCTGCATAGCGGGCACTTGTGATAGTTGGGTTTACGTTTACGCCGTGGAAATACCCGTTGTCATTAAAGGTCCCTAGATTTCCAGTTACACTTAAGCCAATGCAACCTGCGTTTCCAGTGAACGTTGTGATTGACGGGGATGTATTAAAACCAGTGTAGTTAGTTGTATTATTTATAGATGCAATTATCGGACTTGCATTAAATGATGTGTGTCCAGGGGCCGCGCATCCAATGTTTGATGAATCATAAAATGCGTTTGTGTATTCGCCAGTTCCAATGGTTGCGGAGGCATTTACGTTTGGTTGATACCCGTAACCTTGCATCGGTCCACTGACGTTTACGTTTGCGTTTACAGTTCCGAATCCGGTTGAATAACTCCATCCGTTCACATCAATTGCGTCTGTACCATTACCGATATTGAAGTTGTTAATTATAAAATTAACTTCTCCCATGTCAGATTTGTTTTGCGCTGACACGTAATGAGACAACATTTTAATAGACGTTCCAGCTGTACCAATTGAAAAACCGTCGTCATCCGTATCAACATTTATTTGATTATTTTGAAGTGTGTAGGTTTCGTTTGGAGTGTTCGCTATAGGATTTAAATTTATTGTGTTGTCGTGAATAGCTATGTTTCCTGATCCAGCGTTTGGATTTTGCGTTAGTCCGATATCAAACCCGCCTGATGTTGTGTCTTTAAATATTCCAGGTAGACCCTCAACAACTCCACTACCGTTAGCGTAAATGAGTTGATTGTTTGATGCTGTAATGTCGTCTTGTTTGCCATCAAGAGCGGTATCTAAATCTGTTTGATCAGTTAGCGTTCCAGTTATTGCACCCCATGCAACAGACGGTGCGACGGGTTCGCATGGGAACTTAGTGCGAGATAATTCTGTCCCTTGAAATCTAAGTTGAACATCTGGAGCAGTTCCAACGCCAGTGACTTCCGCTTTAATTCTAATTAATAATCTATCCGTTAGATTCATTGTTTTATACGGACCCATAGTTGTGTGGGCTTTAACGTTTGTAGAGACTCCAGTGATTGCTTCTGTAACAGGAGTTGTTCCTAATAAGTATTGAGTGCCACCTACTTCACGAATATAGAATTCTGCGTATAGTTTACATGTTTGCGTGCCGCCCGTTTGAACTGCATAGCAATTAAAACTTAATGGACCTGCGGGTAGGTGATCTGCATTTGGATATCCAGAGACTGTACAGAATGATGATAAGTATTGCCCATCAGTAACTCCCGTGAATGACTCACTAGCACCGCCGCCTGCGGGTATGGCTTTAGTCATCTCCAATCTTCCGCCGCCTAGATCAGATGCAGTACTTGTGAAATAATATGACCCATCACCGTCAACAAGATTTGTTAACTCGTTTGCAAGATCAACTTGATCGGTGAGTGTGCCAGAGATTGTGCCCCATGAACCGCCGCCCGATGCGTTTAGTGTTGTACCAGTTAGCGATAGATTAGTTCCAAGTGTAATTTGTTCAACAACTCCGGTGCCCGCAGTACCACGCCCGAGTAGTTTATTTGTTGCCATTGAATCATCGAGTTTGTCATCAAGAGCTGTCTGTGTTGCCGTGCTAACGGGTTTGTTTACATCGCTTGTATTATCAGCATTACCGAGTCCAACTTGAGTCTTAGTTACAGCATGTGGATTTGCAGTATCAGCAACGTGTGTTGCAAGATCTGCTGCCACGTCAGCTGCGTCTGAAGTTTCCCAATCAGCGGAGCTAGAAGTTCCAACGGATATGTATGCAACCTTATTTGTTGTATCAATATAGTGGTGCCCTATACCTTGAGGTGTGGTTGCTGGAGCCCCTGTTCCTGAAAAAATATGTTTAGCCAATTTAATTCTCCCTTATATTCCTACCAAAATGTTTCCGTTGCCATCTATTAAAACTTCAAGTGGTTCTTCTGCTACTGAATATAAACAACTGGTAGGCCCTGTGAGTATTGTATCAGTATCAAATGAACTACCAGAGGGCGTGGTCCACGTTGTATCAAAATTTGTATTCGAGGCCTTTGCTAATACTTGCCCCGTAGTTCCACCAACAGGAACTGTCCCCACATCCACCTCTTGAGGTACACCGCTGACTGGATTCTTCTTTAAGAGTACTGTCATAATTGCTCCAATGGAGTTTTAAGATTCACAAATAACTCTGTAGTTGAGGTAGCAAATCCTATTTGTTGCCACATGCCTGTGACAGGAGCTGATTGTGTAACAACTCCAGTGGTACTGACATATACTGAATCTCCAGGAGTGAAGCCCGCATAACCCGGGACGATTCCCGTAAAGACTACTTCGACAGTTGTTGCCGTTGGTTTAGCTAGAGCTACGCCGAAGACTCCATTTGGGATTGTTGCCGCACTATTATCTGCAATCGTATCAACAGTGTCGATACCCGTTACACGCACAAGATCACCAACAGCAGTTGTTGGAGAGGTGTTAAATATTAAAGATAATTTTGGAGATGCATTGGCTGCTATTGAAATTTCTGTCGCGCTTGGAGTGAGAGTTATTCCACTTCCAGCTACGAGTGATTTAAATTGAAAATCATTGCCAACCTTTGAATCGAAAACTCCAGCACCTGCTCCAAGATTAGAAGCAGTGTCAGATGAGCCCGATGAGGCTAGTTTAAAAAAACCTGACGCTACTAGCTTGGGCGTACCCCCGGACGCAGCGTAGACAGTACAATTAAAATAAACCTCGTCTATAAGGGAAATGTCTACAGTCGTGCCCGCTGTGGCACCAACAACTGTAGCTAGAGTTGAATATGCAGTTTGATTTCTAATTCTACCGAAAACGGTAATAGAATTCCCACCGCCAACATTCTCAACAACAACTCGTAGCTGATTCTCACCGCCTACGAGCCATGGGTTGTCTGCCGTCGGACCGATAACTCCAGTCGAGGTGAATTCCTTCTCCCCGTGGAATTTAGTTAGGCCTTCTTTCACCCTTGCTGACATGAATTCCTATCCAGCGAAGTTTTCTACATAAAGATCAACCGACACGTCGGCTAACTTCGTTGCTCCGCCTAATACTATTTGCGCTCTAACATAAGGAAGTAATGAGGTGTTACTTGGAAGTGTGACCTCGTTGGCCGCTGCACCTGCACCTGTAGCAGTAAAGGCTATAAGATCCGTCCAACCAGCTGTGCCGTTGGGGCTATGTTGAATCTTGGCCGTAACTGTAGTGGCTCCGTTTGCGTTTGCCACGGTTAGATATCCAATTGGATTTCTAGCCCGAGCGGGGAGAGAGTTCTTCTCCCCGTCCGTGCTTGCGGCAGCCAAAGCGGTAGCACTAAAAAGTGATACTCTTTGTATTGATGCCATCTTATGTTTGGTCCGCTGAATCGAATCCTAATAAAGCAACATGGAAATCTCTATCAGCTGCTGTAGTACCATCAACTGCAAAGATTTTGATGCCGATTGCTGTAACAGAAATGGCGTCTATTTCAACGACTCCCGAAGCAGCCAAGATTGAAGCTCCAAGAACTACAGGTACGCGAGCAAATGGTTTTGCAAATGTAAGCGTATAGTCGCCTGTTCCGTTGTCCGTAAGTGTAGCGTCGAATGCGCCTTCAAGTATTGAAGCAGTTCCAGTGCCATCCACTCTGAATGCGAGCACTCTTGGTAGACGTTGTGTTCCTTTTAATTCTCTTAACATGATTAAATCCCCCTTGTAGGTGTTTAGATATAAGAATAGGCCGATCCCACCGTGGAGATCAGCCTAAAGTTTACGGTCAGTTCAATTACGTTGCAAGTCCAGTTAACACACCATGGAAAGCAGGTGGGATATAGGCTTCGCAATAAGAAACGTATCGAGCTTGATAATCGTCGCTCGAAGATTTTCTCAAGAAAACAGTGCCGTCATCAGAAGCCCAATCAGGTGAACCGGGTCTGTGGTGGATAGTGATGTAGTTATCGTTCAAGAAGTACATGCGGTCATCTTCAACGAAACGATCAACGAACACACCGACAGGACCTGCGTTTGACATAAACTCAACGCCTCTGAAAGAGACTTTACCTTTAAGTTCAGGCATACGGGGTTCAACGATGTATTGTTTTTGATCTTCAAGTTGGTTCAACAATTTTCGGTATTGAATGTAGCTTGTGATGATCAAGTTAGGAACTTTTCCACATTGACGCTCAACTCCGAGCATAAGCTCGTTCATAACGTCAGTGGTTAAGCCTGAACCGCCAGCTGCTTTTTGGAAAGCTTGCCAACGACGACCAACAGTAACTCCGTAGAGTGAACCAGTGGTTGCATCCAAAACGCCTTTTAATCCAGAAGGATCAAGGTCTTTTGAATTTTGCATGTAGGTAACAAGTCCGCTACCGGCAGATGTTAGATCCAATGAACCGGACAAACGGCTCAAGGTAATTGTTCGTGTAGCAGGAGCTACAGTCACAACTTCAAATACTGAAGCGTCCGTGCCGCAGTTGATGTAATCTTTTTCTTCCCAGTTAGCTTCTTTGAAAGTAGCAGCTGTGATGATGATTACAGGAGCAGCAGCAGTACCAGAAGCGTTAGCTTGGATTGTTCCAAGACCACCGGTACCGTCATTGAAAAGGATTCGGCTCATGTTTCTGTTGAAAGACTCGACGCCTTTTTTAACAGATTCTTTGGTCATGCGAACAAACGCGCCTTCATCATTTTCAGATGCTTTGATTGCTTCTCTTTCGATTTCGATTACAGAGTAAACTTTCTTAGCGCTGATTTGTGCGTCTTGGTATGCAGCACTGTTTGCAGTGGGCAATACACCAGAACCAACACCGCCAGCGAAAGAGGTAGGAACTGCGACGTCCATACGTTTACCGGTGAAGTTATATTCTTTTTTTACTCGTCCAAGAAGAACGTTTGCGCTGTTGTATGTTTCGGTTGAGAGTTTTCCGTACTTAATCTTAAAAAGATTAGTAGCGGAGGTTAAATTAAATGTTGCCATTATAGGCCTCCTGTTAAATTAAAAATGTTTATAAATCGTCCCAAGAAATTGGCTCATGTTGTGGTTGAACCTTTTTCTCTTTTGTTTCTTGTTTTGCCCGCTCAACTAACTTGCTTGGCTTCTTCGTCTGAGACGGAAATGCGGAGAGTGCTATTTCTTTTATGTCATCAATCGTAAATTCAGGATTCTTGTTCCAAGCATCATAGAGTTGCGAGGTTATCGTCTCTAAGCGCTCGTCTGATCCGTAAGTCTCGCTAGCAAAACTTGCTATCGTGTCTTTACGAGAAACGACTTTATAGTATTCACCGACCATTTCAGGTGTAATGTTATTCACATCGAACCCGGTCTTAGCAGCTTCAGCTACAAGGTCATCGTAACAGGACTTAAATTGTTCTTTAGGAATCTTGAACTGTTCTTGGACTGAATGAACGCGTGAGATTAGACCTTCTCGAGACTTGGTCTTTTCTTGCTCTGTTCGTCTGAACTGTTCCTTCTTCTTATAATATTCCAGTTCTTGATCACGCTCTCTTGCCTGAATCTGTTCAGGTGAGAGTTTCTCAGAACCGTCTTGTTCATAAGCTTTCTTCACTTGAGAGATAATGTCGGTCCAGACTTGTTCTGGATTTGCGCCCATTGACTCGGCCAAGTGTTCAATCGCCATACGAGGATTTTTTTCCTCAACGGCTAATCTATAAAGGTCATTGACACGTGTTTGTATCGTGTCTCTTTCAGTATAAAAGCTTTTCTTCTCATTGTGAAGTTCTTGGTACTTCCTGTTCCAATCACTCTTTCCTGAGAACTCCGTTAGGAGATCTTTTACAGCGACGTTCTCTATCTTGCCGTTAATCTTAACGGGCACCATAGCGTCCTCTCGCAAATCTATTTCGGCCTCTCCTTGCTTAATCTTAAAGGATCGGACTTTATTTTCCTGATTTGCTGCGTCAGTGGCTTCTTTAAGCGTGGGCTTCTTGTCGTTGTTGATCTCGACTTCTTTTTTAAGAGGCTTCTCTTTTGATTCAGTGCTTAGTTTTTTTACTGGTTTTTCTGGAGATTGTACTTTCTCGGTATCAGTTGATCCTGCATCAAGGGCTGCAAGCTCGTCATCAGAGATCTCGGTTGAGCCTCCTTGTTTAACTACTGGTTCAACTCCACCCTCAAGGGCACCCATGGCCTCAAACAAATCTGCGCCGTTATTCATTCATACTCTCCTTCAAAAACATCTAACGCTGGCTCCTCAGACATTGAGGGCTACCTAGCGATTAGATTGCCGTACTGGGTTCAATAGGACCGGTAGCGTCTGGCATTGCTGACTCAGCTGCTACTTGGTCCACCACAGAGGGAGGAGGCATGTTAACGGGCAACTCTGGAGGTAATTCCATGGTGCCAGCCTGTGCTCCGGCTGCGGCAACCTCTTCAGGTAGCACAGTGGCAGGAGCTGGAGGTTGAGGTAACTCAAAAAATACTGGAAAGCCTGCTAACTCAGTCATGGCTTTCTCTAGGTACAGTGGATTTGCTTTGCCCTTTTCCATAATTAAAAGTTCATGGGCTAGTACGTGATCTTGCATTTGGTTTTGAATTTCTATTGGAGTTTGATTCTTAAATGACCACTCACGCATTTGCTTCATGTGAATGCGCCAGTGAATTAAGTGATCCTCGTATTCCTTGGGATCATTTAACTCAGCTGCAATGGATTGCATGATTGATTCGTTCTCAGCTTCAGCTGCACGAGTGGAGGCTGTGTTGTAATCAAGAAACTTATCTGGCTGTGATAGATCGAGCATATCAAGAACCATTTCCGGTGGGATTTGGTTAGGGAATTGCTCATTTAGATCTAACAAGTATTGTGTTCGAGCTGCTTTTGATTGTGGGAGAGCTGATGCGTTTTGTACTCTCACATCGTATTTACGAGATAGATACTTCACATCATAGAATGTGGTCATCCATTTGTTCTGTGTACCAAGAACCATGATCATACGCTTGTCGTCTTTTTGGTAATGATCGCCACAACGCTCAAGTGTCTTGATTGCAGTTTGTCTAATCCACTCGTTGTATTTAAGAACCATTTCATTAAAGCGCTCGTTCTCTTGCTCAGCTAAGAACTGGAGAGCAACGCCTGCTTTAATTCCTGGAGGTGGCTCACCTCGTGATACACCAAAGATGCCAGAGATTTGTTGGAACTCTACTTTAAGTTGATCACGAAATGTAAACACTTCAGCTGGAGTTGGGTTTTGTTGTGTGAGTTGTGGAGCAACGGGTCCTTTGTATTCAACAAGAGTGATGTCGTTACCAAGAGATTCTTTTCTCACAGCACCTGCGGGGAATACCCACTTAGGATGCGAGGCCATTATTTGATTTCTTAGGATCATGTTTGTGAGATTGTTATAGGTACCAGTGAGTCCCTTGATCATGGAGATATAAGATCTTCCATGTGTCTCGCCTGGTAGATCAATGTCTGTGAGTCTTGTTACAGGGAAGTCACCTTGTGAACCATCAAGAGGTTTAACTGATACAACCTTAGAGCCGATTAATTTAATCTGAGCGCCTTTAGGCATGTGTTCTGTTTTCTTGTGGAAGAATGTCCAGCACACAGTTGAGTTGTTTAGTTTTTTGACCTGCATTTTTTCGTAGTCATAGTAAGCCCCATCGCCATCGTTTGAGGCTTGTCCTTCGGCTTCTGGGTATTTCTTTTTAACCTCTGCCATTGGGATGAGTTTACGGTGATAGAGATAGTCTGCGTCTTTGTACTGTGGCTTTCTTTGCACGAGGCAGTCGAGCGTGTACCAGATTTCGTAGGTTGTATCTCCGTACTTGACGATTTTCGAGAGCTTGATCGGCCGACCTTCTTCATCAACTTCTGGCTCCCCTTGTTCATTCTTAAGTGTGACTTCGCCATTCTCAGTAAGTTGGTCGATGTATTCTTTCATCTCCTCAACCATCTCGCCTTGATTGTCATCCCACAGGACGTGCAAGTAAGCCTCGCCCATGATGTGTACTAATTTAACGAATTCGTTTTGAATCTCGCCTTCAAAGTTTTGCATGTACCAGACGTGACGAATCAGTGACTCGCTCATCTTCGATCCAACCTTGTCCTCTAATTCATTTGAGGTGGGGAGAACGGAAATGCCAGGTCTGTATTTGATCAGTCTTGATACTTTGTTTTGTGTGAGATCATAAATATGATTTGCAACAATCTTTGTGATTGAGGTGGATCGATCGATGCCTTGATCACGAAGATCTTCTTTGGTTTGTTGAGAGTGGTATTGAATACCTTTGTAGAGGGCTAGATTGTTTTCAATCTCTTTAAAGCGATCTCTGTTTTGTTCAATGAGAAAGTTCTTCTCACCGACTAACCATTTAGAGAGTTCATCCCAATTTTTCTTGTCCCAGATATCTATTTCCCAAATTTCTTTTGTGGGTTTAGATGTGTAGGTTGAGTCTTCGCCATCGAAAGCATCATAATTAGAAGCCATGTGTGTTCCCCTCCGTGGGATCAAATATTATCAAAAGGATCTTTCTCTAATATTTTACGCTGTTCATCTGTTAAAGGCGAAAACTCTTGATTCGCCGTGTTTAAGATTTGGACTTTATGGGTGGATCGTTGCATGGCCTTCACTTCAATAAGGCTGAAAATGGCTAGGACAAGTGAGAGGGTCGCAAAGACAATTGAAACAAGTTCGATTGATGTCATATGAGATGTGCCAGGTGGGGGAAGTCTTTAGCCAAAGATGTGCGAGTTTCTTTCCTGATAGTTTCAGGATCAACCTTCTCAGGCAGGCTATAGTAAAGAGCTGCAAGAATATAACGAAGGTTATCGATGTTGTGGTCATCTTTCTTTGGAATGTTCCCCATCCTGTCCTTATAGTAGTTATCTAATTCCCAAAATGTTTTCTGACAACGGTCTGAGATATGTAACTTATTTAAGAGAAGCATATCCTTAATCAAAGTCAATCCCTGCATCTTATCGTTGGCTGATTTTTGCGAGGGCTCTAGGCCTATGTCGAAGTTTTCTAGCATTTCGTTTTGAAACCAACTTGCTGCTTCATCGTAACCGCCGCGCCATTCGTTTTGAGAGAGGCTCTCAGAGAGTTCGACAATTCTTTTACCAATGGAGTTGACGGTCATCTTGCCTTGGTCGGATTCATAGATCTCATCAAGTAGGTAGAGATCTTTGGAGTATGGATTGTAGGCTGCAAAGAGTACGGCGAATGTTGAGGCAGCTGCAGGGTCACAGAAGTAAATCCACTCTATTCGTTTACGGTCTTTCATTAGTTGTCGCATGATCTCTTCGTGTTGTTTCATGTGAAACTCTTTTAGCATTGAGAAGATCTTAGTTGAGTGAGAGGCGACTTGAATGGCTAGGTATTCACGTTGCCAAACGTCTTCCTCGTTACGCTCGATTAGTTCTTGGTGTTTTTTATCGAGCCATTCTTTGGGAATGTGAGGATTTTCATGGGTGGGCGCTTGGAAGTATTGGCACTTGTCGTTTTGTTTGTAGAAGTCCCGAACTTGTGTGAACTGGCACTCGCGATCAGGTGGAGTACCAATAATAATGAGGGGAGAATTATAAGCAGCGCGATTTGGGTCGAAGGCAACATAGAACTCCTCTCTGAAGTCTTTGAACTCATCGAAGATTACTAGTCCGCGCGGCTTAACACCACGATAAGCGTTTACATTATCTGACCCATCGCACTTGATGAATGAGTTGTTCTTAAATGGGATACGCATTTCAGTGTTGTTCTCATCAAAGATCCAATCACGTGGGCCGAAGTTTTGAATGAGATGAGGAGCCCATATGATTTCTCTGGCTTGTTTCATGTAGGGTGCAAAGTAATAGTTCTCGCTGCCAGGGTTCATCATGGCCCATCGCCAGAGTAGGTATGAGACTAGATAAGTCTTACCCCAGTTACGACCCGCCTCGACGAAGATGTCTTTGAAGTTGTGTTGGAATAGAGCACGGCCTACGCGGATCTGTCCCTCGTGTGGGGCAAAGCGCTCGTGTAGTCCTTTTATAATTTTAGCGTAAGCCTCAAGTTTTGGATTCATCTGCTGTTGAGAGTAGATATTCCATGGAGTGTTTAGGGACTATTAGGCTCATCTCATCACTAACCCAAATGATCCAGTCGTCTTGTTCGGGGAGTATCCAGCCAGTGGGAGTTTTGAATTTAACTCTGCCCTCGTTAACTCTATCGAATGGGCGAGCGAATATCTTTTTCTTGGGGAGTGTTACTTCCTTTGCTGATAACGTCCCTAAGAACTTGTTTGTGGATTTCGACTGCGGCGTTTCGTTCAGCTTCAAGTTTAATTGCGACGAGTTCGAGTTCTTGAATACGGGTTTTAAGTCCATAGATTTCCTCCGGGTCGGGTTGTTGTTCGAGTTGTTCAACTATTTTTTTGAATAGCTCGACTGAGACACTGGATTCCCCCATGGATTCCATTCTAGTGAGAGCGTCTCTAAATTCTTTTGTGTTCATTCATTTTCCTCATCAGGTGTGATGTCGATAACGTCTACAAACTTATCCTCTATTAGGATTTGTTTAACTTCTTTTGGAGAGAGAGGCGCTTGGTTTACATTTATCGTGGAGACGATTTCATGTTTATCACGCCAGTGTCTGGGTGATTTATTCTTGAGTGCGAATATTACGGAGGTTGCGTTATAGCCTGGGATTTTACCCGCGGCTCCTGCTCTAAGTATTTCTTCCCACCATGCGATTTCTTTTATTCGACCTTGTCTTTTGGCCTCGGAAAACGCTGGGTATACTTTCACCCATTCGGCGATTGTATCTTCGTTCACGTTTATTACAGCTCCGAATGTGTACAAAGATCTACCTTCACTCATGTGTTTAATGAGCATTTCACAGTACTCTGGCTTGTATTTAGTAGGTCTACCTAGAGGCGATTTCTTCTCGTCATTTTCCATACTTAAAGTATTTCGCATGGGCGAAGGTTATGTTGTTACGGTGTCTTTATTTTCTTGAGAGAGTTTGTCTAGAGCTACGATTACAGCTCCTGCGATTTGTACGGCTTTATCGGCGATTGTTGCGGGGTCATCTAGTTTACATGAGAGTCCCATGACAGCTGCTTCTATAAGTCTAGAGGTTTGAGACATAGCTTGAGCTTGAGCGCGTAGGTAATCATTCTCTTGTTTTAGAGAGTTAATGATGTGAGCTTGTGAGAAGTTTGGCTTCATATTCATATATACAAGTGTATAGCTTTTTTAGTGTTTTGTGTAGCAATGGAGCGTTAATTCTTAGGATGGAAGAGTCTGTAGCCTTGCCATTCCCATCCTAGGTTTAGGAGGTATTCTTCTACGTGGGGGAAGTTACCGACGAATTGTGTGAGTCCTATTTGGTGGATGATTTGGTGGCAGTTTCTACAAAGGGGCATGAGATTCCAGTGATCATCTTTTCCGCCAGAGCCGCGAGTCTTTATGTGGTGTGCATCATTTAGTGGCTGTGCTCCGCAGGCTAGACATTGGAGTTCTCTTATGGCCTGAAGGAAGTCTTGATCTCTAGTTGTTTTAGGTTTCGGATGTTCTGGCATATGAAAAGTTTAGGGCTTAAATTTACATTTGCAATTTGGGCATTCTACTTCTTGGTTTTTCTCTACTGGTTTAATGTCCATGATTGGCTCGAATTGGAAGTCTTTGATGCCTAGTAGGTCAATATCAAAAGGATTGAAGTTTTGTAGGTCTTTGTGGATGGCGCTTAGGTCTAGTTCACTCCAAGAGGCTATGGCGTTATCTGAGACTTGGGCCGTGTATTCTTGCTCATCTGAGTCGAAGTCTTGGAAGGATACGGGGACGTGTGTGAGTTTTAGTTTCTTTGCGGCAATTAGTCTGCCGTGACCTGTGACGATAAATCCTGATTGGTTGGAGACTACGATGGGTTGCCGAAAACCCTGATGCTCAATGAGTTTAATGAGTCTTTCGATTTGCTCAGATGGGTGAGTGTTTCTGTTTTGAGGATTGGGCTTTAGTTGTTGAATGGGGACGAGTTTAATTTCATTTATTTTGATCATAAGTCTCGTCCCTAATTTAAACTAGCAAGCTTTTTTCTTTTTGCCTTTTTTAACTTTCTTTTTAGCAGCCATGATTTCTCCTTTCTTAATCTTCTTTTTCTACAGATTTTAGATTTAACAATTCTTCAGCCATTTCAATAAGGGCTAGAAGATCTGTTCTGTATATTTCTACCATTGAACGCGGAGATTCAAGGGCTAGGAATCTGAGTTCATCTAGGTGATCTTGATCTAGTTCAGAGATGGTCATTATAAATTTATGGTACTTAGTATTTTTAGAAAGTAAAGAGCGGCGGGGGGAGAGCTAAAACGGATGACACTAACTTTTTGGTTCACATTTTTGGAGACTTTATGAATAACTTTTTTGAAAACATGGAATGCGCTTACAGTCTCCCCCCATATTTATTGTACGTTATTTTTTGAGATTATCATCACAGAGCTCAATGATCATGTGGATTTCTAGTGGGGTATTGGCGTCAGGGATTCCACATAATTCTTTTATTTGAACTAGTGCTGTCTCGAGATCATAGATGCGTTTTTGTAGGGCTACGTATTGGTATTTTCTGCGGGTGATATCTTTAGCGAACTCGAAGTAATCGGTTTCGGGTTCTTTTTTCATATGGCGCATTCGCATATGCATGCTTTGTTTTTTATCTTGCCCTTGAAGGGTTTGGCTTTATTGGGGTTTGCGCCCTTCTTTAGGCATTTACAGATGCAGTAGTTATCGTCGGTGAGTTTTGCTTTTAGTTTTTTAGGTTGTGGCTTCTCGGGTTCCATGAAATCAGGAATCTCGTCGTCGAAGGTGAAATCAAGATCCTCATTAGTTTGAGCGATGCAGTGTGGGGATAAGAGTATTGATAGCATTATGAGTCGTTTCAAAAGTAGCCTCCGTCCTTCCATTCCTTGATGAACATTGAGAGTGTGATGATGGTGGCGATGATCCAGCCGTTAACATCGCCCATGACTAGAAAGAAGATTGCAAATATTAGAAGGATTGTGTCTTTTAATTCTATCGACATGGGATCAAGAAGTTTCATCCTTTTTTAGTTTCGTCCAGAAGAAGCTTGACCATGAGAGTCCTAGGTATGTGTCTCTTATTGTAGTGTATTCGATCCATTTGATTTCTCTCTCTTGCCAGGTGGGGGCGTGTTTCCAGTCGTAGTAGGCTTGCTCGAATTGGAGTCTGAGTTGTTTGTCTTTTGGATTCTCTTCCATAAGTAAAAGAGTAACACGGGGCTTTAAAAGTATTCATAAATGTTTCTACTTAATTTTAATTTCAACCCATTTTTTTTCTAGTGGTTTTTGATTAAGAAATTCGAGTCTCTCTTTAGCAGCCTCAAGTGTTTGGTATGTGGTTATTTTATCTTCGTGATATCCTGGGATGTCGTATATAAAAAACCAAATTGGGATGAGTGGGTATTTCTTTTGAATGGTGTAGGTCTCTTCATTTTCGAGTTTGCAGATTCTATATCTCATATTGTGTCCTCATATATTTTGTTTGCTTTAAGGCCTGAGAAACTTAAAAAGCGTGTGTGCTTACCTGATCTAGATTTGAGTTCAACGCTGGCCTCTTCGCAGTACTCTGAGTATTCGGCAGGAGAGTACATATCCTCTTCTCTTTGTAGGTACAGGCAAGTTTTGAAATGCCAAGTACGGCCGCGTTTATCTTTGACCTTCTTATTGATGAGCTCAACGAGTTGCATGTCGGTGGGTGATTCTATGGATTTGGACGACTTTAGGTTTGAGGATTCCAATTGATCTAAGCCACGTCTTTAGTGTCTTCATTTTTGTCTCTTTTCAGCTCGTTCTCAACGAGTGTTTT